GAACTAATACCTGCAGGAACTGCTGCAGCTTGATTACCAGACCCAGATCCAGAGGAAGATCCTTGTGATTGAACGACAGTGACTTGGGGTGCTGCTGGTGTAGCAGAAGCAACTGCATCTTCAGATGATTTAGCAGCAACAGTAGTTGCAGTGTCTGCTGATGCTGAAGATAGTTTATCAGCATCAGAAGTTCTTTTTGTTCCAGCCTCTATTAAAGACTGGACAACACCAGCATTTTTACCACCAGAAGTATCTAGTTTTTGAGGAATTAAATTACCAGCGTGTTTGTAAATATCAAATCCCGTCTCTGTTTTATATGCTTCATACATTCCACCATCATGCTGGAACATGAATTTATCGTGTGCCTTAAGACCAAAATTTTGTTTAATATCTTGAGAAGATTGAACACCTGCGGGTGGTGTTTCTGGTGGTGTTTCTGGTGGTGTCTCTGGTGGATTTAAATCACCCATTCCGTTAGCATCACCAGCATTTGCTCTCCTTAGCATCTCTGCATACAATTGCATGGCACCAGATTCTGTAATATGACCATTTTCTACAGAAAGTCCTTGCCATCCTGCCATTGATCCCGCTTTTGCTAAAGAAGCAGAATCCATTGCTTTATTTGGATCAACACCAAGATTAATCAAATGCGCCAAAGCAAGTTTTTGTTGATTCTCAGGAGTAAATAAAGTCGTTTCTGGATCCATTCCCGCTTGCCTTACTCTTGCCATCATTGTTTTTGGATGGAATTGGAAAGCACCAGCAGCATGTGAATCTGCTCCATACGTAACTCTCCTACCACCAAATCTTTCTGGTAAATATCCCTCTCCAATAGAACTTCCATACGCCATATCATAAACTTCCTGCATTGTCATTTGTGTCAATTCAGGAACAACTTCACCACCAACTAGTGTGTTGTATCTATCCTTACCGCCTGCTTCTGTAGCATTAATTGCTGCTAACCACGCTTTTGCTTCTGGAGTGTCTCCAGCGAGTTTAGATACATCAATATTTCCACCTCCACCTCCACCTCCACCTCCGCTAGGAGTAGGATTTCTTCGGTTATCTCTTTGCCATGGCCATTTAAAATCCGTAAGTCCTTTGAAGATGTCTGGAAGAACAGACTTTAAACCATCCAAAAATTTATCCCATCCACTTTGCTTGTCATAATACTCAGAAAGACCTGCTGCAAGAACTCTAGAACTGTCTTTTTTATTTCTCTTTTGCGCTTCAAGAATTCCTTCACCAAACTGAAGGAAAGTTTTCTTTCCTCTACTTCCCTCTAGTGGGAATACACCTTCTTTTCCATCTTCACCGATAATCGCATTTGTAGCTGAATCAACAATACCACCATCTGCCATCATTGTCATATCTCTGGCAGCTAGAGCAGCATCAATACCAACCGATCCAGCAGTTCCAATACCAGGAACTGTAGATGCAGCACCAGATGCTAATTCTAGTCCAGCACCAACAAAGTCTCCCTGCATTGCTCTTTGAGCAGCAAAGATAGCGCCAAGACCCAATCCAACCAGTGGAATTTTCTTACCTAAACTCTTTGCAATTGCACTACCAGCAACTTTTCCTACTGATTTTGCTCCCAACTTAGCGCCCATTCTAGCACCAAGACCACCCATCATCTTACCACCAAGGGCAGCACCTAATCTAGTTCCAGTTCTTGCAGCACCTCTCTTGGTGGCAGATTTCATGATATTTTTGGCAAGAACTTTGCCACCGATGCCCATGCCAGGACCGCCACCTCGACCGCCACCACCCATGGCAGCACCACCTGCCAGTGCTAGACGTTCATACGCTAAATTACCAGATAAGTCAGCACCACCCTCCAGAGCACTTTCTTCTGCTGCTGATTTTGCATCCCTAGCTAGTTTTTCTGCTTGCTGCTGTTGAGCGGCAGCAATCATTTTTTGTTGATTAGTTTGCTCTTTTGTAGCAGCAACTAAACTCATCGTGACAAATGTTAGTCTGTCAATCGCTTGAACTACCTCGCCAGACCCACCACCCATACCATCGTCAATGGTATTGAGGCGTTTGACGAACATATCGTCACCACCAAGATCTCGTTCAACGCCAAGATTTGTAGCGCCAATATCTACAATTTTATCACCAACAAATCCTTCTGCTGTTAAACGCTTTCTTGGAGAAACACCAGGAGTAGCAGCACCACCAACCACATCTGGATTGACTGCCATTGCTCCACCAGGAAGTGACCTCTGTAAAGCAGATCCACTAAGCATCTTCTGCAATGGAGATCCTGGAAGTGATGGATTATCGCTTCCTCTTAATAGTGGGGTTTCTCCTGGTGGGAGTGTTTTTTGATCATTTAATATATTTACTTTCGCGGCAACCATGTCCGCGACTTTTTCCTTTTTTTCGCGGTTCTCTAGATAATCATTAACACGATCAATTACCTTGCCAAGCCAATCTACTTCGCCCCTCGTGTCTTGATATGATAGATATCCGTGTGCCATTACTTTTTAGCTGCTTCTCGTGCTTGTTTGAGTTGTTCTAGGTGTTGCATCAAGAGACTGGTATAAACTTGACGCTCCCAGGGCATCATATTCTCAATTTCACTCAAGCTATATTTATGGTGCTGCATCAAAGCAAAGTTGGTCTTATAATACCCTTCCAAAGTATTATGGAAGAGTGCTATCCGAAAAAATTGGATAATCCCACAAGAGTGAATTCTGAAGGTTCACCAGTATTTGGATTTTTGACTGTAAACTTATGTTCTAATCTAGGGGTGCTTTCAAAGAATTTCTGAATTTTCTCAAATTGAGAATTTGTCAATCCCTCAACAAACTCTACAAATTCTTTTTTAGAAGTTGTGGATTTATCATAAACATCTTCAGCATCAAAAATTTGGTCAATGCAACTAGCAATAATTTCAACAACACCATCAGTTGTTGGTGCTTGTCCCATGATCGATCCAGTGATAAATTCTCCCCATGCTGGATATTTCATAATAATACCCATGTCATCGGTAAGCATAATTTTGCTATCATGACCTTCTGGTTTTACAACCTTAACTTCCGACAAATTTAAATTATACTGAACTTGTGTTTTATCATCATCTTTACAAGTTACTTTCATTTCAACAATTTCACCAACTGATACAGCACGAATTTGAAGGAAAATATACTCCAAATCGAAAATTGCCAAATCTTCAATTTTTACGCGAGATTGAATACAACCCTTTAATAGAGTTCTAACTGCGTCTTCAATCGCTTTTTCGTCATTTGTCTCTAATGCTAGTAAAAGTAGTTTTTCCTCTTTTACGACAAATGGACGATATTTGATTTTTTTGCCATTAGACGGAATTTCCAACTCATACGTTGGAAGGACAACTTGTGGTAATGCCATTATGTTTAGACCAGATCATATGTATATTTAGTGCGACTTTTAGAACCAAAAATTGGCGGAAAAAATTTTCCCCATTTCATGGAATTGAAAAGTCAATTTTGCTACGCTATGCCTTGATTTACCTGTTCGATACCAATTGGCAGTTGTGTTCCACCACCAGCAGCAACTTTAGGATCCCAATTGATTGGTTCCTTGGATGTCTTGCTCATCTCTCCAGTAGCAACATTTGATTTTTCTTTATCATAACCATTATCCATTCCAGAAACAGTTCCTTTAACTCCACGAATATCCTGAACAGTAGTGTAATGCCTTTCGTATTTAAATTGAGCAGTTACTCTCATAAGTTGAGATGAACCAAATTGCAGTGGAACTGCATCAATAGCATATGGATATGCATTCTCCATTACATATGTAATAGGTCTTCTTTCTGTTGGACTATTAGGACCCAATTCAGTTTTTGTTACTAGAATGGTGCTCGCATATTCAGATCTATACTTTAGTCTGTTTATTCTATTTGATACTGGAGCACTAGATCCGTTTAGTCTTTCTTCTTCACCAAAAATACCATCATACCATTTATTCAATCCCTTCAAAATACTAAGATTTGCATCTAATAAGAAAGAAAGTTGAAATTCGGTAAAGATCCTAGTATGTGGATAATCAACAGATCCTACTCCAAGATAAACACCATTTTGCGTTCCTGTTGCAGTGTTTACTCCTGGTAGTTGAGCTTCGTCACAAAAATATTCAAGTTCTTCATCATCAAAATAGTCATTAGCTATACCAGAAAACATCACAACAAAGTTATTGCTAAACGACATTCCGCCGTTTGCTGATACTTTTGCTAAGAAGCTGTTGATAGACACACTAAATACCTATGTTGGTCCTCCTATATTTATGGCATACTCTGGATTGTATAAACCCATCAATCCTGGCAAGTATCGTGGTAATCCAACTCGTGTTATCTATAGATCGTTATGGGAACGAAAGTTCATGGTGTTCTGTGATAACAACCCCTCAATAATAGAGTGGGGGAGCGAAGAGGTAATCATTCCCTATCGTGCTCCCGATGGTAGAGTGAGGAGATACTTTCCAGACTTTTATATCAAGGTTCGTGAAAAGACTGGTGTCATCACCAAATATATTATTGAGATTAAACCCAAGAAACAAACTACACCCCCGAATGACAAAAACAAAAAAACTGCTGCCTATCGTAATGCTGCTCTGACATACGCAAAGAACTACGCAAAGTGGTCCGCTGCGCGTGAGTATTGTGAAGACAGGCAGATGAACTTCTTAATACTTACCGAAGATCACTTAGGAGTATAACAATGGCAACAGGATTTGCATCTATCCAGCGCAACTCCGTCAATAAAGACCCTGGATATAAAACACTCTTTGAAAGAGTAAATGCTGCTACTGGGGGAGAGAAGAAGTCGCTCTCCTGGTATAGATCAGCAGTCAAAGCAGAAGCAGGAAAATATAAAAAGAACTTCAACAAGTATATCATGGACGAACGCAAAG